AGAATTATAATAAATATTTGTATTTAATTCTGATTTTATAATATCTAGTATATTTTTTGTTAATATATAATTAAAAGAAAAAGATAATGAATTTTCCAATTTTTTATTAATAATTTCAGTACCGAATTCTGGTTGAATAGTACCAATATTAATCCAATTTAATCCAATTTCTGAATAATTATTATTAATATATTTTATAAGTTTATTTAATAATACTGAATTATTTTTGATCTGACAAGTTTCACAATTAAAATGTTTGATAGTATTTATATTATTATTATTATTAAATAAATTATCATACATTTTGTCTATATAATTTTTTTTTTTAAAAAATAAACCACCATGATAAATAGATTTTAATTGATTATTAATAATGCAATTATTATAATGAATATTATTTTTAATAGTTGTAATAACCATATAATAAAGTTTATCTATTAATAAAAAATATTATAATAAGTTAATAGAATGGATATAGAAGTTAAACCAGATGAATGGATATTAGAAAATAGAATAGGTTTTAATAAAAAAATATATAATACATTAAATCGTAAAAATTATAAGGATATAAAAAAAAAAGAAAGTTGTAAATGCGAGGATGACAAATGTGAAATAGATGTAAAAACTGTTAGTTTATTTCCACATCAAAGAATATTAAGAGATTATATTCAATTTAATAGTCCATATAGAGGAATATTAGCATATCATGAATTAGGTTCTGGAAAATCAGCAGCATCTATAGCGGCAGCGGAAGGATTTATAGAAAAAAGAAAAATTTTTGTATTAACACCCGCATCATTAGCAAAAAATTATGAAAATGAATTGATGAAAATTTCAACACTAGGTTTAAATATGAAAAAATCATGGTCGTTATTAAAAATCAAAGGAACGGGAAAATCAAAAAAATTAATAGATAAATTACGAGAATATGGTATAAATAGTAAATTTATCAAAAAAGATAATTTAGTATGGATACCATTATATAATGATGATATAGATAATGATGATATTGAAATAATACAAAAGAATATAAGTTATAGTTCAATAACAAAAAATGACAAACAAAAAATAGATGAAACTATATTACATATAATAAAAAATAGATATACATTTATAAGTTATAATGGTTTAACACAAAAAATGATAACAGAAATGGGAAAAAAAATATTTGATAACTCATTTGTAATAATAGATGAGATACATAATTTTATAAGTAGAACTGTAAATGGTTCAAAATTAGGAAGAACAGTGTATAATAATTTAATGAAAGCGGAGAATTGTAAAATGGTGTTATTATCGGGTACGCCAATAATAAATAATCCATATGAGATAGCGACATTAATAAATTTAATACGGGGTCCAATGAAAATATATAATTTAAAATTATCACCATCATCAAAAGATATAACGATAGAAATAATAAAAGAAAAAATAAAAGGTAGTGAATATGAAAAATATATAGATTATATATTTTATAAAAATTCAATAATATCAATAGCATTATTACCAGAAGGTTATTTAAGAGAAAAGAAGAAAGTGGAAATAGAGAAGAAAGAATGGAAAATAACAGAAAGTAAATTAATAAATAATATAAAAGATAAGATAAATGAAATAGATAATATTAAATCAGGTACAAAAATAACAGAAGAATTTTTTTATGCATTACCTAACGAATTAGAAGAATTTAATAAATTATTTATAGATGAAACAGATGAAGAAAAACCACAAATAAAAAACATGGATTTATTTCAAAGACGTATTTTAGGAACAGTGAGTTATTATAGAACATCGGGAAGTGAATTTTTTCCAACATTATATCCAATTAATATTAAATATTTAAATATGACAAATCATCAATTAAGTCAATATGATGAGGTAAGAACAAAAGAGAGAGCAATAGATGAGGGAAATAAATTTAAGAATAGGGGTGTATTAGATGATAAAAATTCAGTATATAGAGCATTTAGTAGAATGGTGTGTAATTTTGCATTTCCAACAGAAATAAAAAGAAAATTTCCACAAGATATTAGAAAAATATTAAAAAAAGAAATTGATATACATGAAGAAGAAATTGAAGAAGAAAAGGTGGATATAAAAACAGTAGTAGCACAACAATATGAAGAATCAGTATCAAAAGCATTAAAAGAATTAGATAAAAATAATTATTTATCAAAAGAAAATTTAAAAAATAAATATAGTCCAAAATATTATGAAATGTTAAATGATATTGAAACATCACCTGGATCTGTATTAATATATTCACAATTTAGATCAGTAGAGGGATTAGGAATATTTATGAAATCACTAGATAACCAAGATTATAAAGAAATCTTATTAGTAAAAAAAGATAATGGATATGAATATGATGATTTATCAGTATTTGATGAGAAATATGATAATAAAAGATATATAATATTTAGTAATGATCGTGGAAAAACAAATCAATTAATGCATTTATTTAATGGAGACTATAAAGAATTAGATCAAAATTTATTCAATTTATTACCAGAAAGAATAAAGGAAGATAATAAATACCAATATTATGGAAAATTGATAAAAACCATGATGATTACGCAATCTGGAGCTGAAGGTATATCTCTTAAAAATGTAAGAAGAGTTTTAGTTATGGAATATTTCTGGAATTCAGTAAGAATAAATCAAGTAATAGGTAGAGCAGTACGAACATGTTCTCATGAATTATTACCTAAAAGAGAAAGAAATGTAGAGGTATTTTGTTATTTAATGAAATTAAAAAAGGAACAATTAGATAAAAATTTTACAATAAAAAGTTTAGATAAAGGAATAACAACAGATGAACATATATATAATATTGCGTCATCAAAAGAAAATTTAATAAATCAATTTTTGAAATTACTAAAATCTGCATCATTTGATTGTATTATAAATTCAAATCAAAATAAACCATTAGAAAGTGGTTATAAATGTTATAATTGGCCAATAAATGTAGATAATAATAAATTATCTTATACTAAAGATATAAATAATGATAGTAAAATATTAAAACACGATAAATTAAAAAAGAAAAAAACAGGTATAGGAAAAGTAGTATTAATAAAAGATAAAAAATTTGTAGAATTAAATAAGAAAATATATGATTATGAAAGTTATAAAAATGCAGGTATTTTATTACCAATACAAAAATAATATTTATTATATATAAAAAATAAAATATTATAAACTAATAATGGATACTAATATAAATACTTGCATCTATAGATTTAGATGTAAAAATAGTAAATGTACTAATATATGTGATAATAATATAAATTTTTGCAAAGATCATATTAAATATAAAAATTTAGGATTATTTGACATTATAAATGAAGCATGTGGTGATAAAAAAGATTTACTAAATAATAAAAGTATATATTTTATATTTAAAGAAATATTTAAGTATTCTGATACAGATGAATTGAAAAAAAAATTATTTATTAGAACATTAGCATATTTATTTAGTTCGGGAAATATAAAAAAAATAGCAAAATATAATAATATAATAATAAAAAAAAAAGCAAAAGGAGATCTAATAATAGATATATATTATGTATTATATAATACATATAGGTTCAAAGAAAAAAATGTAAATAAATTAATAATTATACAAAAAAATATAAAAAAAAATATTATTAAAAATATAAATAAAATTTATAAATATGAAAATATAATAAATAAGGAAGATCCTTTTACATTAGAAAACATTAATGATATAGAATCAAATATGAAATTTTATTTCAAAGATATTGAAAATCAAATATATTGTTTTAATGCGATAGAATTTGAATATTATTTAAGAAAATATACATTACACCCATATACTAAAAATAATATAAATAATAATATTATAGAAAAATTAAAATTATTTATATATTATAATAATTTAAAATTAAAATCCAATAATTATTATATTGAAAACAATTGGAATACATCTCAACAAGCATATACGGATGTTGTATATTATATGGAAAAAATAGGTTTTTATAATAATATATTATGGTTTAATGAATTAACATATCTAAATATTATACATATAATACATGTATATCAAGATTTAACAGAAAATATTAATATAAGTTATAAATTTTTTGGAAACAATATTATTAATCAGATAGATAATAATAATTATCAATTTAAATTTGCAAAAGAAATTATTAATTTATTTATAAATGGGGATGATCATTTCATTTTGTGTTGTAATTTTGTAAAAGCATTAGCATTGGTATCAAATAAATTTTATAATAATATACCGAATTGGTTAACAAATATTACAACAAATGAAAATACATTATTTAGTAATCATTATGCACTTTATTTAAATAATTCAGAAAGAATGATAACACAGCAATTAAATAATGAAAATAATATAGTTGAAATGCAATTAGAAAATATTATAGATCCAGCAACTGTATATTATTTATTAGATATGCTAAATAGAAATAATTAATATATTTTTATATTTATAAGAAGAAATAATGGATAATCATCAATTATATTATGAATTTAATAAAAATAATAAACCAATTATAAAAGAAAGTAATAATAATAATAATAATCATGATAATAATAATCAATTACCATATGTTATTAAAATTAAAATTGCATTATACTGTATTATTTTATTTATTATATTATCACATAAAAATACATATAAAATATTAGATTTTATAATTAAAATTTTTAGAAGAGATACAAATGATATTATAGATAATTATGGTAATCCATTAATATTCGGATTAGGTATAATGAGTTTGATATTTGCGCTCATAATAATATTTATAACTTAAGTGTAAAAAAGATAAAATAATTAATATTTATATAAATTAGAAGATTTAATAATGTCACTTCATAATACTGAATTAAAATCTGATATAATATTTGAAAATAATGCTGAAACTTTCGATACAGTACCAATAATAAATAATAAAGTTGAAGGTTTAACTCCAGAGCAAAAAAATTTATTAAAAGGTTATAAAGATAAAAGTTTAATTGTTTCAATTTTAGCAAAAAGATCATATGAATTTTTTTCAAGAATTAAAACTTTTGTCAATGTACCATTAATATTATCAAGTACTACTTTGGCAATTTTAAACAGTGCTTCCTTAACTGGAGAACAAATGAAAATTCCAAATGTTATTATAAATAGTATTACAGGATTAACACTTGCAATGATAAGTAATTTTAAAATTACAGAAAAAACAACAGTATTTCAAAATGTTTATAAAAAAATGAATAAATTAAATCATAGAATTGAAGAAGCGATGATTAATAATACAGATAATAGTCTTAATGTTGATAAAATGTCAATATATATTAAAGAATATGAAGCATTAATAGAAAGTTTAGATTATGCATTTCCAACAAGTGTTAAAAAGAAAGTATATGAACGATATAAAGGTAGTGGATTAACAATACCGAATGCTTTAATAGGTTTTGATGATATTGCAATTACAGATTTAAATGCTAATAACTTTAATGGTTTAAATTCTGTTTAATTTTTTTTCAATTTATATAATATAAATTAAATATTTAATAATATATTTTTATAAAAATATTCAATTAAAGTTTCCCATCTATAATGTGTTAAAATATGTTTTCTACTTTTAATTCCGTGTTCTTCTACTAATTTAGGATTTGTAAAATATTTCCAAAATGCATCAGCATATTCATCTGGTGATGTTAATTCCGCTTTACCACCTATACCCGCTGATTTACAATCTAAATATATAGAAACAACCGGTTTTATTAATAATGAGTAATCGTCATTCAAAAATTCTCTCATACCGCCAACATATGATGATATTTGAGGTTTTCCTAATCCAGCGCCTTCAAATCCACATAATCCAAATCCTTCTCCATCGGCAGTATTTAAACCAACATCACAAGCATTATATAATAAATTAATTTCGCGATCTGATAATTGTTGAGGACTATCAATACTATATATTGTTTTTTTGGCATATTCCCATGGTACATTTGTAAATTTGATTTCATTTTCTAATAAATCCATTAAATCCCAATATCCGTTTATTGATGTACCAATTACAAGTTTAATATTTTTTTTAATATTTGTATCATCAGTTTTATTTATTATATTTTCATTATAATGTTTTTCAATAAATTTACTCCATGCAATCATAGTTGTATCCCATCTTTTTCTTGGTTGATTTCTATTTAAATTCAAAATTAAAAAATCTTCTAAAGGTAATTTAAAATACAATCGTGCTATTTCCATATCTATGGGATAATATAATTTTTCATCAAAACCATGTGGAAAAAAAAACATTTTGTCTTTTTTAATTCCTATTTTTTTAGCAATTTCTTGCCAATAAGGCGTAAATGTAATAATACCATCAAAAAAAGAATTTAGTAAATTAATATAATCTTTCTTTTGATATGGATAAACTTGATCCATATATGATATTAATTTAAAATTTTTTTTTTGATCCCAACATTCTTTAACTATAGTTTGTGTTAATGCAGTAGTAATTATATTATCATTGAAAATTATAATAATATCTTGTGGATGTTTTTTTAAATATGTTCCTATTTCTTTCTCTCCAAATCCATTCCTTTTTGGATTTTCATTTGCCATTACATCATATAATATAATATTTTTTGATATATCATTTCTAATATTAGAACCTTTAGTATTATTTACATTTTGAAATCCATATATTGTTAATTCAATATCGTCATATTTTTCCATATGTTTGCAAATGTAATATACAACTTTTGAATAACCATTACTTGTTCCTATTGGATATGTTCCACACAACATGATCCTTTTTTTATTATTTTTTGATTTATACCACCAATTATCATTAGATACATTTATAATTTCTTTGTTTTCTTTATTATATTCATCTAATGAATATTGACCTACGATAATAGAATTATTAAATAATTCATTCATTCTTTTTTAATATTTAAATTTATTAACTTCTTATATAATTAATTGAAAAATTTAGATATTTTAATAAATCCATCTAAAATTAAATTATCAATATCGTCATTGTTAAATTCTAAATCTAGATATTCATTATTTATTTCAAATGGTACAAAATCTCTAATAGGCGAATCTTCAATTATAAATATATTTGCATTGTTATTATTAATATTTTTTATAAATGCAGTATCAGATGTATTTTTTAATAATATTTCCAACATTCTTTTATTAAAATCCTGAAAAGTAATATTATCTATTTTTTTTAAATTATAATCCGATTTTATTTTTATTACTATACCAAATATATTATCTTTATGTATATTATTAAAAATATTTAATGGAAAATTATTTGTTAATAAACCATCTACATAATATTCATTATTAATTTTTACTGGCATCGCTATATATGGTACAGACATAGAAGCACATGTTACATCAAATACACTAATGTTTGGATTATTATCTGTTGAAAAAATAATATTTTCACCAGTATTTATATTTGTAGTACTAATATATAAATTTTTTCCAAATTTTTTTGATAATTCAATAAAAGTTATATCATTTATATTATATTTTGTATTAATATATTTTCTTAATTTATTTAATACTATTTTTAAGTCTAATATACCATTATATAAAAACACATTTGCTAAATTATTTTTATTAATTATTATTTTTTTATCAGATATAATTTCTTTTATTATTTTTTCTAATTCATTTATATCTATATCTAAACAAAACGCCAATGCAAAAAATGCTCCTATGGAATTTCCAGCTACATATTTTATATTTTTTAATTTTTTTTCAATATATAGATATCTAAATACACCTAACATACATACACCATATAATCCACCACCTGATATTACTAAATGAGTATAATCTGTCATTATTAAATTATAATAATGTAATTGTTCTTAAGTTAATAAAAAAAATATATTATTCAGTTGTATTATTAATTTTAATTTTTAATTCATTGAATTTTGATTTTTTATCATCCTTATTAAAAAATTCTCTTAAACTATTATTTATATATATTTTACCATTACTCAATAATAAATATCCTTTATTACCATTTTTAGTTATTATAAAATCTTTTATAAAATTATTACCTATATTTATTTTTTCAATATTTTTTTTATTTGATATATCAAAATATAAAATATATACTTTGTTAATTATTGCATATAATGATCTAATATAACCTATTTTATAAACTAATAGTTTAGATACAAGATAATTTGGTAATTTTATCTTCTTTTTAATATCAGGACATGGAAAATTTGCACCACATTTATAATTTAAACGATCAAATGCAATTAATTCTTGTTTATCTTCTAATTTTTCATCTGAATTTTTATTATACGAATATTCGTATAAAAATTTATTACTACCAAATATTATTTTTGATTTATTAATTTGTTCTATTACAGCTATTGAATTAATATCATAATTTTTATCAGTTATTTCATATATATTCCATATTATATTACCATATTCATCCTCGTAATTTTCTAAATTTTTATCTGATTCTTTATACTGATATTTCCATTTTGCTTTATCCTTTTCTTCTTCTTTTTTACTAATAAATTTGGCTTCTTGTTCTTTTTTGATTTTTGCCACCTTTATTTTTTCATTATTTATAGTAAAAATAATTATATTACCACTTGGATTACATGCTATACTACTTATATTTTTATTTTTTATTTTTTCATCATTTATTTGTCTAAATTTATATATACCATCATAATTAGTTGTATAATTTTCTATACTACTACATTCTTCGGTACAACCAATAGTATCAGATGATATTAAACCTTCATTATTATTTATCAAAATACCATTATTTGTAGATATATATATATAATTATAATCTTCTGAATAAACTAAATCATAACCTTTTGATTCACTTATATGATTCCAAAAATCACCATTATTTGTACTAAGATATATATTTTTTTCAATACCAAATAATATTATTTTAAATTTGTTTATTCTAACTTCAAGTAAATAAATTTTGGACCATTTATTATTTTTTGGTAATTTTTTACTTATCCAATTTATACCATAATCATTCGATAAATACATTCTATTATTATTATTACTAAAACCAATAATTGTTGAACCATTTTTTTCAGAACATGTAATACCGTCTATAATTATTTCAACTTCTGTTTTTTTTTTTATTATGTCAGTCTTTTTTTGTTCTTGTTTTTTTCTTTCCACTTCAGCTTTTTCTTTCTTTCTTTCTTCAATATTTTTTAATATATTTTCAGTACTATATTCACTATCTTTTTTTTCTATATTTTTTTTATTATTATTATTAATAATTTCTTCATTATCATTTACATCATTTACATCATTTACATCATTTACATCATTTACATCATTCACATAATTTACATCATCTTTATAAATAAAATCATCATCAGAAACATATTTTTCATCATTAGATTTAAGTTTGTTTTCAATATATATAGGTTCTGAATATGAATATTCTTTTATAGTTGGAGGAGGACGTATAAGATTTGAAAATATTTTATTATTATTATTTTTATTTTTTCTTCTTTTTCCTCTTTTGTAATAAGTATTGCCACTATATAATACAGTAAATTTTTCATAATAATAATATTCATAAAATAATATAATTAATATAACTAAAAATATTATTATTATTAATATTATATAATAATAATCCATTTATTGATTAATCTCTAATTATTAATAGTTTTTAAATATTAATAATTATATATAGTAGATATATATTTTAATGTCAAAAATTAAAAAAGAGGGTGTATGTATTAGAAAAAGTGCTAATTTTTCTATCCAAAAAAAAAATCATAAGATCGATAAACCTAATTTTGACTTAGCAGATTTTAATAAAAATTTAGAGATAATTTCTCCAAAAGTTATCAAATTATTAGAAACTATTAAAAATTTAGACAATGCTGATATGATTAATTATAAAAAAAAATTTAAACATGTTATATATACTGATATAAAAGATTCATCTGCTGGTTCTAAAATGATTGCCGCTTCTTTATTGACAAGAGGATATACAAATGTATATGACAAAAATTTAAAATTAAATGAATCAACATTATCAAAAAATTATAATAATAATTTTGCATTATTATGCAGCGTGCAAATATATAATAAACCTTTCCCTATTAAATTAAAAAAAAATATATTATCTAAATATAATGAAAGACCTGATAATATTAATGGTAAAAATATTAGATTTATAATATTGGATTCTGGTTATAAAGAAGGGATAGATTTATTTGATGTAAAATATTTACATATATTTGAACCATTAATAACAGCTTCCGATGAAAAACAAGTTATTGGCAGGGGGACACGTTTTTGTGGCCAAAAGGGATTAATATTTGAACCTAATATAGGTTGGCCTTTACACGTATTTAAATATAATTTATTATTGCTACCAAGAATAAGTTCGTTATATGATAATGCACATGATTTATTTTTGGATAAAAGTGGTATTGATTTATCAAAGATATTATTATCATGCGAATTAGAAAATATAAGTAAATATGGTGCAATTGATAATGAATTGAATAAAAATATACATGATTATGGAGAAAAATCGCAAAATACAAATACAAATATTTATACAAAATATAAAAAAAAAATATTAAAAATAAATAATTTAGCTAGTAAAATTAAAAATCCATTATTAATTAATAAAAAATCAAAAGGTGGTGGCATAAAAGGTAAAAGAAATAAAGGTTTAAATTTAAATTTAGAAAAATCACCAAATAAAATATTAAAATTTGTAGAAATGCGTAATTATATTAATGAAAGATTTATTAAATATAAATGGGATAACATAATTTTTAAAAATAATTGTGTTGAAGAAAATATTATTTCTAAAAATAAAAAATATAAATCACTTGGTGGTAGCAATACTGATGAAAAAACAGAAACTACTACATGTGTTTGTACTAAGAAAATTATAAATTCAGGAGAAGAAAATAATGCTGCGAAAAACAAAGACGATAAAAACAACGACGATATAAAAAAAGACGATATAAAAAAAGACTCCGATGATGATGATGACGACGACGGGCAGGCAGAAATGGATGATGATGACGATGATGATGACGATGATGAGGCGCATGGTGCTGTCAAGGATGATAAAGTTGCTCCCTTGCCGTTTGCACAAGGAGGGAAATCATTACCAATACTTTCTAAAAATAAACCACCGTCTATAGAAGCTAAAGATGAAAGATTGATAACATTAAGTCCAACACAAGAATTTGTATCAAAATATTTTAATAGTTCATCTGCTTATAAAGGATTATTATTATGGCATAGTGTTGGTACAGGTAAAACATGTTCGGCAATAGCAACAGCAACTAAAGGTTTTGAAGAACATGGTTATACAATATTATGGGTAACAAGACACACATTAAAATCAGATATATGGAAAAATATGTATAATCAAGTATGTTCGAGTGTAATTAGAAGAAAAATAATAAATGGAGAGAATATTCCAAAAAATATAAAAGGTAAATATTTAAAATATTTATCAGAAAAATGGATAATGCCAATAAGTTATAAGCAATTTTCTAATATGTTATCGGAAAAAAATCAAATTTATAAATTAATGACAAAAATTAATGGTAAAATTGATCCATTAAAAAAAACACTTGTTATTATTGATGAAGCACATAAATTATATTCACCTGATGTAATTCCTTCTGAAAGACCTAATATTGAAATCATGAACAATAAAATCAAAAGTTCTTATAAATTATCTGGAAAAGACAGTGTAAAATTATTATTAATGACTGCGACACCTTATACGAATGATCCAATGCATTTAATAAAATTAATAAATTTGATGAAAGAAACTGATTTAATACCAGATAATTTTGATGAATTTACTTCAAAATATTTAAATAAAGAAGATCATACATTTACAAACCAAGGTGCTGAAAAATATCTAAATAGCATTAGTGGATATATATCATATTTAAATAGAGAAAATGATGTGCGTAATTTTGCATATCCAGTATTACATAAAATAGATGTAGAATTATCAAGACAACCAAAAGAAATAATTGATTCAGAAAATTCAGATACTATAGATAAAAGAACTGATATTATGCTTGGTATAAATGAATTAGAGAAAAAAATATCTAATACTGAAAATAAAGATGAAAAGGCAAAATTAAACAAAGACTTGAAAAAAGAAAAAGATAAAGTTAAAGAATTAACTAAACTAATTAAAAAGGAAAAGAAAGAGTATAAAAAATTAATTGAAAATGATATAAGCCAAGAAACAATTATAGAAAGATGTTTTTATAAGAGAGTAATTTATTAAATAATTGAAAACAATATAAGTAAATAAAGAATTATTAAAAGATGTTTTAAGATAAAAAAAATAATATTATTATATAGAACACTGAAAATGTTATCAGATAGTAGATTAAAGAGAAACGTGAAAAAAAATGCTAATAAACCTAAGAAGACTACACACACAGGTGGCGCGGATATGCATGTAACTTATGATAATCAAAAATTTATATGTACTCCCGAGCCACAAAATTCTGACGTGGGCGACACTGTTGAAAATTTAAAAAATTTATTAGAAAGTAATCAAGCGGCTGAACCCAAAATGATAGATGAAACTAATCCAGATGTTGCAGATGATGTCACACCAGACTCGGAACAAAGTGGTGGGGCAAGAAAGAGAAAAAAATCTATTAAAAAGAAAAAAATAGAAAAAAAGAAAAAAACTGTAAAATCCACAAAAGTAGCAAAAAAAGTACCGAAAACAAGAAAAGGATTATACAAGGATTACTTAGATAAGAAATATAATAAGGAACAATTGATGAAAATATGTAAAAGAATAGGTGTAAAAATAACTGTAAGAAAAAACGGAAATGTTAAACCGATAAAAAAAGAAACTCTAATAAAAAAAATAACTGCATTAAAATTTAATAAATAAAATATTATAATAGGAATGACAGTAAATTCAAATCAGATATTAGGTTTGGTAGGTGGGGGGGGAAATAATTATATGAAATTAAAAACATATAGTGTAAAAACATTAAGAAGTTATGCAAAAAAATTAAAAATTAAAATAACTAAAAATCAAAAATATCTTTCTAAAGATGAATTATTAAAAAAAATAAAAAATAATTAATTTATTTTTCTTTTAGTATTAATATCGAATAATTTATTACCTATACTTTCTTTTACGTCATTATTATGTTGTGATATCCATTTTCCATCTGAAAAATTAGCAGATTTAATATTACAACTTTTTTTATGAACTTTATTGCCTCTTAAAATATGTGTATCTTTAACATAATCATAATCTATAGGTTTCATTGGATCATTAATATTATCAAATACAGCTAAGAAATCTTTTTCATTATTATAATTATATTTTTCTTCTAATTTATTAATATTAAAAGAAGATAATTTTAAGGATTCATTTCTCAAATCTAAATTATCATTAATATTTTTATATTTTGTTGGTATATCAACTGAATAAGGCATTTCAATTTCAGGTAATTCATTTTTATAAATAGTTTTATAATTATAAGAACAAACCTTCCCAATATTTGAAAAAGCACATTTTTTTTCTTTAATTATTTCATAAGAAGGTATATTAAAAGAATTTATAGGATTATATGGAATATCATTAAATGGTTTAATATCTAAATTATTATTCATTATAATTATCTATAATATAATTCTATAATAATTTAGTGTATTATTTACATAAATAAATTTATAGTTAAGAAATAGAATAAATATAATTAATGACTTTATATAAAACATCATCACGTAATATAAATAAAATTAAAAATGATATTCTTCCAAATAATACTGTAATCTGTTATTATTATACCGATAATTGTCCTTTTTGCATAATGATAAAAGGTTTATGGAAAGATATATGTAAAAAATATAAAAATGACAAAAAGATAATTTTATTATCTATAAAAAGAGATGATATGTTAAATTTAGATGAATATATGCATATAGATTTAGTTCCATCATTTATAGCATATAAAAATGGGAAAAAAATAGGAGAATTTAAAAAAAAAAGAGATTACGATAATATAATTGCTTTTATAAATAAATATGTAAATAAATAATTTTTATTTAAAGATTACATAATAATATTATGTATTATGAGTAATAGTACCAGAGGTGATGGTAATTCTTTTATAAATAACGTATTAGAAAGTAATAATGAACCATCGGAAGAAGAACTAAGTGATTTAAAATCAATGGTAAATGATTGGTTTAAATATGATGATCAAATTAGAAAATTACAAATAGCAATTAAAGAACGAAAATTGCATCAAAAAGCATTACAAATTAAAATAGAAAAATTTATGTTTGAATATCAATATAAAGATTTAAATACACAGCATGGAAAAATAAAAGCGAATGAAAGAAAGGTAAAAATTCCAGTAAAAATGACGGAAATAAAAGAAAAAATTGTAGAATTAAAACATTTATCAGGAGAAGAGTTATTAAATGAAATTTTTAATAAAGAAAATAGACAAACGGTTATTAAAAAAAATATTAGAAGGGTTATCCCCACAGTTAATTTACAAATTTAATAACAAATCATACATTCATTGCCCATCATTTTATCATATTCATAATTAGTTGAATAATAAGTTTTTTTAATACTAAATTTTTTTATATATTTTTGACAATTTATACAAGGTTTAGAATATTTAAGAATGTTACAATTACTAATTCTTACAACAAATAGTTCAGATTTATTTAAAATATCTTTAGAAATATTTTTTTTAATTGCATTATTAATTGCAACAATTTCCGCATGCATACTATAATTATTCCTAAATTGATTTGTAAATATATTGCAACCTTTGCTAATAATATTTTTTTTATAAACTATAATAGCACCATGTTTTTGAAACATATTAGATTGTTTTGCCATATCAGCAGCAATACTTAAATAATATGAACGACGCATATTAATATTTTCTGATAATTCAAAATCAAAATATTGAAAATATAGTGAAGTACAAATAATTTTATTTTGAAAACTTTTTAATTCTTTTTTTAATTCTTTAAATTCATTATTTGTTTTGATATTATTAATTTTTTTAATTGAATGTTTCAGTGCAGCTCTAGAATCAATCATAGTTACACTAAAATATTTAAATTATATTAATAATATATTAAATAATTATA